GGTTCCGTTGTGTTGGGTTTCGTTTTGGTACGGTTTGGCAGATGTGATCTGGTTTGGCTAGGTGCGTTCTGTTCCGTTAGGTTGGGTTTCGTTCGGGTACGGTTTGGCAGGTTGGTTGGGGTTTACTAGATATGATAAACAAAAAGAGGAGAAGAGTAGATGATGAAAGCAGATGGGTTTGATGATGCGATCATAGGGGTGGGTCGGCAGGTTGATAAACCCGATAGACTTATCTATGACTACGATAAATGTTTATTAATCCTAATGTTAGATCAGGATTTTGATGAACAGGATGCAGTTGATTGGATGGACTACAACGTATTAGGAGCTTTTATCGGGGAAGAGACTCCGATATTCATGATGCACTATGAAGATAACGATTGAATTTGACACAGATGAGGATGAAGAGATATTAGAGTTATTACGAAAATTAATCTCTCTTTTAGAAAAGGAGGACGTTTGAGGGGAGCTATGTTATAACAAAGATAATTACGTGGAGGGGATATAATGTTAGATCATAAAACCATGTGTATGAGCAACCCTCAGTATCAAGAGGGTTATGTTAAAGGGTATCACGATGCGGTCAGGGAGGTGACTGAAAGGCTGAAGGCAAAAGATGAGATATATAGAAAAGATTTGGAGGATATTCATTATGACTTGCCGACAACAAATTGATAGGCCTTTATTACCACCTAAACATAAAATAAAAGTTATACCGATTGGCACTAATGATTTATTGGTGGCCGAAGGTGGGACTAGATTTAATACTCCCGTGCAGTGGTGGAAAAAATTGCTGAAAATAAAAAGATAATAACTTCTAGACCTCGCTTCGGCGGGGTTTTTTTTCGCCCAGAAAAAGTGTAGACTTCCTCCCTGAAGGAAACATTAGCTACCGTTACCCCCACACCATCGTTCCTACGGTACTATCACTTTTCCTTTTCCTCATAGCCCCACCTAGCGGTGGGGCTTTTTTATTCCCACACCTTGTTGACTTCTGTTTTTTATCTGCTAAACTGTGTTAAGCAATTATACTTTAGGGGAGGTGTACCTATGGCAACACCGGAAAAGAAAGTAAAAGAAAGAGCTAAGAAAATCTTAGATGAGTTAGGGGCGTACCATTTTTCTCCCGCAACAGGACATGGTGGGCGTAAAGGTGTGCCGGATATTATCGGATGCTACGAAGGTTTATTTTTTGGTATTGAATGTAAGGCAGGTAAGAACAAACCCACTAAAATCCAACAATATGAATTGAATAGAATTAAAGAAGCGGCAGGTTGCGCTATAGTATTTACTGACACTATGGAATCAGCAGAACTAAAAACACTAATACTTAAAACCGCGATAGAAGACACTGTTGGTAGGCTGGAAAAAATAAGTCCAAAAGAAAAAGACAAAAAGTATTGGACTAATTGGGCGTTACAGAACATTTCGTAGGGTGGGGAACTGGCAAGGTGTGTTGCACGGGGTACGATTATGGATTTAATTACGTTAGATTTTGAAACTTTTTATAGTAAAAAGTTTTCTTTATCGAAGTTAACAACTGAAGAGTATGTTCGGGATGATCGGTTTCAGGTCATCGGGGTTGCAACCAAGATTAATGACCGTGAGGTTCAATGGTTCCCCAATCATTCCAATGAAATAGAAGACCATTTTGCAGGGATTGATTGGGGTAAAACAATTTTAGTTGCCCATAATGCTATGTTTGATGCGGCTATTCTGTCTTGGCGGTATGGAGTCAAACCCAAAATAATTGCAGACACTATGTCTATGTCACGAGCGATTGATGGAGTAACTGCAAAACATTCTTTGAAAGCGTGTAGTGAACGATATGGCATCGGTATTAAAGGTACAGAAATTTTAAATGCGCTAGGTAAGCACCTACAAGATTTTACCCCGATAGAACTAAAACGATACGCCCAGTATTGCCGGAATGACGTAGAACTTACTTTTAAATTATTTTGTATCTACGCAAAGAAATTTAATGCTGAAGAATTGGAAGTGGTCAGTACCACCATGAAAATGTTTACAGAGCCTGTATTAAAACTTGATGTGGCCCTGTTAGAACAACATCTTGATTCTGTAGTATCAGAAAAACAAGAGCTAATGCGGGTAGCCAAGTCTAATAGTGAGGTGCTTCAATCGAACCCCAAGTTTGCAAACTGTCTGCGGTCTTTGGGTGTAGAGCCTCCCACTAAAATATCACTAAGAACTAATAAAGAGGCTTTTGCTTTCTCTAAAAGTGATCAGGCGATGATGGATTTGCTGGAACACCCGAATCCTGCGGTGCAAACGTTAGTCGCCGCACGAATAGGGGTGAAGTCCACGTTGGAAGAAACCCGTACCCAAAGACTTCTTGGTATTGCAAAGAGAGCAGGGGTTTTACCTGTACCGTTACGATATTACGCCGCGCACACGGGGCGATGGGGTGGTAGTGACAAACTGAATATGCAGAACTTACCCTCGCGTGGTAGTAATACGATCAAACAATCTATTATTGCGCCAGATGGCTATATGTTAATTGATGCAGATTCATCGCAAATAGAAGCTAGAACTTTAGCTTGGTTGGCGGGGCAGGACGATTTGGTTGAAGCATTTGCCAATGACGAAGACGTATACAAGATTATGGCCTCACAGATTTATAACAAACCTGAAGAAGAGATAACTAAAAACGAACGCTTTGTCGGTAAGTCCGTCATCTTGGGTAGTGGGTACGGTATGGGGTGGAAAAAATTTCAAGCGCAACTCGCAGGATTCAGCGTACATATTGATAATGACGAGGCAAGAAATATTATTAACATCTACCGGGAAACTTATCCTCGTATTCCTGCGTTATGGAGAGAGGCTAACCGTTGCTTGGATGCGTTAAACCGTGGGCAATCTTGTAATCTAGGAAAACACAGGAAGGCTATTCATCTTGGTAATGGGGGATTCTATTTACCGAATGGGATGTTACTGACTTATCCAGACCTACAGATTGACCACGAAGATAATTATTCTTATGCGTCCAGAATCTCTAGGACTAAGATTTATGGTGGGAAGGTCATTGAGAATGTATGCCAAGCGATAGCTCGGTGCATTATTTCGTGGCAGATGGTACAAATTGCAAAGAAATATAAGATTGCACTAACTGTACATGACTCATTGGTATGTGTGGTAAAAGAAGAAAGTAGTCTGCGGGCGCAAAAGTTTATTGAAAATGTAATGAGGACAAGTCCTAAATGGGCTGCGGGATTACCTTTAGATTGTGAAAGTGGGGTAGGAAGAAGTTATGGGGAGTGTGGATAAAATATGAGTAACTTCACATGGTCGTACAGTGGACTATCTTTGTTTAAGCAATGTCCTAGAAAATTCTATCGCACAAGAATTAGTAAGGATATTAAGGAAGAAGAACAAGACCATTTGATTTATGGAAAGGCCGTCCATACAGCCGCAGAAGAATATGGTAGAGATGGGAGACCTTTACCGGAAAAATATAAGTTCATTCAACCCTATGTAGATACTTTAATGAGAACAAAGGGTGACAAGTATTACGAGCTAAAGATGGCTTTGACAGCAGATTTAGAGCCATGTGAATTTTTTGATCCTGAAGCATGGTGGCGTGGTATTGCAGATTTTATTGCAGTTAATGATGGAACCGCATTATTAGTAGACTATAAAACTGGAAAGTCTGCGCGATATGCAGACACTAAACAATTAGAGATTTTATCTCTTGCTTTGTTCAAACATTTCCCTAAAGTTAAGATTGTGAAGGGTGCATTAATGTTTGTTGTAGCAGATAAATTAGTTGAATCTAAATTTTATATAGAGCGTGAAGAAGAGTATTGGGAGTCGTGGGATAAAGACATCGCTTTATTAAATTTATGCTTTGAATCAGATACTTGGAACCCTAAAAGTAATTTCAGTTGCTACAGATTTTGCCCTGTGACAGACTGTGAGCATAATGGGAGGCGTTAGAAATGCCGTTAAAAAAAGGAAAATCTGATAAGGTTATCAAAGCCAATATCGTGGAATCTATCAAGTCGGGGAAGCCACGTAAGCAAGCAATCGCCATTGCATTAAGTAAAGCGAGAGGTAAAAAGAAAAATGCCGTACGTAAACAAAAAACGTCCGTACAAAAAAGAGTACAAGCAACAAAAAGCAAGGGGCGAAAAAGAAAGACTAAGGCGAAACGCTAGGGAAAGAGCTAGATATAGAGCTAAAAGAGATGGTACGGATGTAAAAGGTGAGGATATAGATCACAAGAAGCCCCTGAGTAAAGGTGGTACGAACAAGGCTTCTAATTTACGAAGTGTTTCCCCTAGTAAAAATAGGTCATTCAGCCGAAACCCAGATGGTAGTGTGAAAAAGAACGTACCTAAAAAGAAAACAGCTAAGAAAAAAACGAGTAAAAAGAGAACAAGTAAAAAGAGAACAAGTAAAAAGAAGAAGTAATGCAAGTAATTGATAACACAATAGTTCTTCGTACCAGAAATCCTACAAAAATACAAAATAGAATACCTGACAGCGATATTGTCAGGCAGGATGATGATGTCTATACCATGACGGTAGAGTGGGATTTGTCTACTGCTCAACAGTTGGCAAGGCTTCAGATGAAGAATATACCTTCCCCGATTATGCGGGACTATGAGTGGTCAGGCATTTATGCACCGATGGAACATCAAAAGACCACGGCTGAGTTTTTGACGTTAAACCCAAGGGCTTTCTGTTTCAACGAACAGGGTACAGGTAAAACTGCCGCATCAATCTGGGCTTCCGATTATTTATTATCAGAAGGTTACCGGGGCCGCGTACTTATTATTTCTCCTCTTTCTATTATGAAGAGTGCTTGGGCGGCAGATTTATTTAGCTTTGCCCCACATAGAACCGTAGGGGTTGCCCACGGAGCTAAAGAAAAAAGAAAAGAGATTATAGAGAAAGACTATGAATACATAATTATTAACTACGATGGTGTGGATGTAGTAAAAGAAAGTATTGCAAAAGGCGGCTTTGATTTAGTCATTATAGATGAAGCCAACGCCTACAAAAACTGCACTACTAAACGATGGAAGTTGATTAACAAACTAACAACCCTTGATACATGGATGTGGATGTTAACCGGAACTCCTGCGGCTCAATCCCCCATAGATGCACATGGGCTAGCTAAATTGTGTGTGCCAGATAATGTCACTCCATCAAAAACAAGATTTAAAGATTCTGTCATGTACCCCATATCTAAATTCAAATGGGTTTCCAAACCTAATGCGCGAGATATTGTACATAAAACATTACAACCTGCTATCAGGTTCACCAAAGAACAGTGTCTTGACTTGCCAGAAATAACTTATGTAGATAGAGAAGCACCTCTAACATTACAGCAGAAACATTATTACAAGATTCTGCGAGAAGAATTTATCATGGAAGCGGGGGATGAACACGTTACCTCTGCAAATGTCGCCGTTAACATGGGCAAATTGCTACAACTATCTGGCGGTGCGGTCTATTCGAACAGCGGTAATGTATTGCAGTTCGATGTATCAAACAGACTAAAAGTAGTTAAAGAAGTTATAGATGAGGCGACTGCGAAAGTTTTAATCTTTGCTCCCTTCAAACATACCATAGCTATGTTGTATGAGTTTTTAAATAAAGTGGGGATTATGACGGAATGTATTACAGGGGATGTGACATTAAACAAACGGACAAAATTATTTAGTGATTTTCAAACGTTGCCAGAACCAAGAGTTCTGGTCATTCAACCACAGGCGGCGGCTCATGGTATTACCCTGACTGCCGCTAATACAGTTATCTGGTATTCACCAATAACATCTATTGAAACTTACCTACAGGCCAATGCAAGAATTAATCGTAAGGGTCAGAAAAATGCGATGACCGTGGTAAACATTGAAGGCTCTGCGGTAGAAAGAAAGTTGTATCGGCTCCTTTCAGGTAAGTTGGAAGCACATATAAAACTCCTCGATCTATACGAAGAAATAATTGAAGAAAACGCTTGACAGTGTTTAGTGATATATTATAATCACTTTACATTGTTTAGAGGAGGAGTTATGTCAGCAATTATGAAAGAAGAATTTTCACTTGAACAAGTTGCCGCTGCTATTGTGGCAATCCGCGATGAGATTACAAAAATAAATAAAGAAGCGGATAAGAAAGTGAAAGCATTAGATCGTGAGAAAGAAGCACTTGAAAAATACTGCGACCAAAAATTAGAACAATCAGGCGTAGAATCCGCCAAGACTGCTTCAGGTACTATCATGCGCCAAGAAAGAGTTCGGTTCACCACCGAAGATTGGGAAAGGATGTACCGATTTATCGAAGATAACGACGCATTTGAATTATTGGAAAAACGAATACACCAAACCAATATGCGTAGGTTTCTGGAAGATAATCCAGAGAAAGAACCTAAAGGATTAAATGCTTTTAGGGAAACTAAAATAGTCGTAAGACGTTCATAGGGGTAATTTATGGAAAATGAAACTTTAAGACACGTTGTTAATAACGTAGAAGCAATCTATCCGCGCATTAACAGGCCATACAGATATGACCAAAAAGCGGGAAAAACGATGCCGTGCGAAGCCCACGAAGATGGGGCAGAATTCAGGTTGCAATTCCGCATGGATCGTAAGCAAGCAGGTGCATTATATAAAACAATGCATCAAGCCTATAACGCAACCAAGGCTTCGAATTGGCCTGACAAATTTGAACCTCCATTTAAAGATGAAGGGGATGGGTATTTTACGTTCAACGCTAAAATTAAGGCGCAGTATAATAATCAGATTACACGCCCTATCGCCCACATGGATTCAAAAGCGCAAGCATTGCCGGAAGGTTTTGAATTAACTCATGGAAGCACAGTTAACATTGCTTGTGTTTTAATTCCCTACAATACACCACAGGCAGGGACAGGTGTTTCTTTGCGACTAAGTGCTGTACAAGTTTTAAAACTAGCAGAACGCCAAGGATACAATCCATTTTCTGAGATAGAGGGGGGTTTTACCCTGCAACAAAATCAGGATAACCCGTTTGTAGCAGATGAGGAAATTGCGGAAACTCCAGAAGAAGAAGACCCTTTTGCTGAACCAGAGGAAAAACCAAAAGTTAAATCCCGCAAGAAAAAAGCTCCTAAAAATCAAACTGAAGAGGAACCACAATCAGACTTAAATGATATCCTGAGTAAGTTCGCGCCTTCTGATGATGTAGATGACAATGAGTGATCACAGAGGTTATTCAAATAAGATAGCCAATGCTAATATAAATGCAGACCTTTCTAGTGCAGGGGTAAAACTAGGAAGGTTCTGCATAGCAGGGGATAAGCGTGTTTCTGCAATCGCAAAAGAATTTAACGTATCCAAACTAACTGTATATAAATGGTTTGATGGAAGTTGGATTCCGAATGAGAAACACACCGCTCAAATTCTTGCATATCTTGAGAGGGAAAGTGAAAAGGTTTAGTTATGCCAACATTTTTACAGAAGATCCTTCCAGATGAGGGATATTATTGTATCGTTGGCCTTAAAGACGGTGTAAGTCCAAAACAAAGTTTCCATAGCGTAGCAGAAGATGTTGAAACTAGGGTGGGGGATTTATTAGAAGGGGGGTTTAACGTATATTTTGCGTGTGCTTCATTTCAAGAATCTGAAAAGAGGACACAAGATAACGCTGAATATATGAAGTCATTTTGGCTTGACTTAGATTGTGGTGCAGATAAACCTTATTTAAGTCAGGCTGATGCTTTACAGGCATTGCTGTCTTTTTGCCAAACGATGAGTCTACCAACACCTACTATTGTTAATAGTGGGAGAGGTATCCATGTGTATTGGGTGTTAAAAAAACCCATACATAAAGATGAATGGAATCCTATTGCTAAACAATTAAAAGTTCTTTGTAAGGAGAAGGGGCTTGAAGCAGATCCAGCGGTTACAGCAGATGGTGCGCGAATTCTACGTGTGCCGGATACATTTAACTATAAAACAGACCCTCCTTCTAAAGTTTCAATACTGCGGGACTCTTCTGAAATTGATTTTGAAGAGATTCGAAACCTTATCGGAACCCCCCAAACCACCAAGGAACTTCTATTTGCGGAAGTTGATTCACGAAAGAAAGATAACCAACAATACTCTTTTGCTAAAATTGTACAGAAAATCGTTAGAGGAAAGGGATGCCAACAAATAGAGTATGCACTAAAGCACCAAGATAAAGTTGACTACAACTTATGGAGAGCAGTTCTTTCTATTGCCGCAAACTGTAAAGATTCTGATGTGGCAATCCATGCGGTTTCAGACAAACACCCTGATTATGACCGCCAAGAGACAGAGGAAAAAGCGGTTGATCTAATAGATAAAGCGTATCGGTGCGATACGATAGATGAAACCCACATAAATATCTGTGACGATTGCCCGCATTTTGGAAAAATAAGAAGCCCTATTGAACTAGGGTTTGAAGTAAAAGAGCAGGAAGAGGACGGTAATCAAGTATTGGATTATGCGCCCCCTAAACTACCTTATCCCTTTTTCAGAGCGCAGGAAGGCGGTATTTATAAGAAAGCCCGTGATCCTGACGATGAAGATTTACTGGTGTACCACAACGACCTTTTTCTAGTAAAAAGATTGTACGATAAAGAGAAGGGAGATATGGCACTTGCTAAATTATTCCTTCCTAAAGATGGTGTTCGTGAATTTTTAATCCCGCTATCAAGTATGACTAGCAAAGAAGAGTTAAGGAAAATTCTTTCCGCGCAAGGTGTTGTAATGATGCCCAAACAGTTAGATAACATGATGGTTTATCTAATCGAATGTACAAAAAACCAACAGTCTCAGGACGAGGCGGAAATTATGCGAACCCAATTTGGTTGGGTGGATAACGACAGTAAATTTATTCTTGGGGACAAGGAGATTAATTGTTCTGCTGTTCGCTACTCTCCTCCTTCTCCAAAAACAGAATCTATCTGTAAGTGGCTTCTATCTAAAGGGGATATGGAAGAATGGAAGAATGTTATTCGAGTTTACAACAAGCCTAACTTTGAACCCCATGCTTTTGGGTTTTTTACCGCATTTGGTGCGCCACTAATAAAACATCTTGGATTCAACGGTGCATTAATTAACTTGATTAACTCATCTTCAGGCACAGGGAAATCCACGGTATTGAAGATGTGTAATAGTGTGTATGGACATCCTGACAAGCTACTGGCACAAGAGACAGATACTTTTGCACATAAGATGCATCGTTTAGGTGTGATGAACAATCTACCATATACAGTAGATGAAATAACTAATATGCACCCGGAATCTGTTTCAACTCTCCTATATAACGTGTCACAAGGTTCTGGGCCGGGGCGTATGCAGTCCCAAAATAATATGGAGCGTAAGAATGACACAAATTGGAGTTTGATTGCGCTTGCAAGTTCTAACGCTTCTATGGCAGAAAAGTTGTCCTTGATTAAACAATTTGCTGACGGTGAGATCATGCGGTTATTGGAATACCGTGTTGACCGTACCGATAACATCAGTAAGTCAGACGCATATAAACTGTTTGAGGGATCTTTGTTAAACAACTATGGGTTGGCAGGGCCAATTTATATTGAGTATTTGGTTAAAAATTTAACTAAAGCGGTTGATTTGGCAAGGGGTATACAAGAACATCTGGATGCTAAAGCTAATTTAAACTCCCGTGAACGGTTTTGGTCTGCGGTAATTTCCTGCAATATAGCAGGGGCGCAAATTGCAAACTATTTACAATTAATAGATTTAGATATACCTAGAGTATTGAACTGGGCAAGTAATGAACTTGTGGATACATTAAGAGAGCAGATCATAGAACCTGAGATAGATTTTGTTGGGGTGTTAGGCGGATTCTTAAATGTGAATCGTGGACATATTCTAGTGGTTAATGGCGCACAAGATGCCAGAAACTCTATTACACCACTTCCTGTTGTAGAACCACGATATGAATTAACCACTCGACTAGAGCCAGATACAGAAACTTTATACATCTTTAGTAAAGCGATCAGAAATTATTGCGCTAGAGAGCAAATTATTTTTAAAGATTTAGTGCGGGACTTAAAAGATAGAGGAGTTCATAAGGGTACGGTGCGAAAGCGATTAGCAAAAGGTACGTCAATTAATAGCCCACCTGTGGAGGCACATATATTTAAGCTCGATGGTACAGATTTGATTGATACGGAATTTATGCAGACTTTGGGGCAAGAAATTGATGATCCAGATCCACGGGATAACCTTTGATATCGAATGGGATAAATTTAAACCCAGTAGTAGTTTCTTTATCCCTTGTCTTAATACTAAAGAAGCAAAAAGAGTTTTAAAAATAGCCTGTAAACATAAAAAGTTTAAAGTCCGTATGAAAGTAGTTGTAGAAAATAAAATAAGAGGAATTAGAGTGTGGAGATTAGAAAATGAATAAAAAACCACCGCTATATTACGTTGCGCTACAAACTAAAAAGGCATACGAACAAGCTAACTTTACAGAATATAAGAAAGCAAAAGAAGCACAGAAGCAGAAACAGCGAAGGGAAGAAGAAGCTAAAAAGTTTTTACGGTCGGCCTCACCCATCTAGGCTCGCAATGAGCCTTAACCGGATGTCTGCGGCGAATGTCGTAATTATTTCTGCCCTGGTAATTTAACCTTTTGGCAGTGACCGTACAGTGTTTAAGTTTTGCGAAATATATGGGGTCTTGCCCTCGGATGGGGTCGCCATTAGATAGTACAACAAGTAAGTAAACTAATTTCATTGTATGAGCAGCGACATTCCGCCAGCAATCAGTGCTATACCAACAGCCAGTATTGCGGCCCCGATCATCATCTCCTGCATTTTCCTTTTCGCTCTACGTCGCTTGAATTCCTCCTGCTCTCTTGCTCTTATGATTTTCTTCTCTGTCGCCACAAACTCCAGATAAACCGCCCTGCCGTGGGTGAGCATGAGCATAGTGCGAATTTCTGTACGCATCCGCTTCTCTGCTTGCCGTGCGGCAACTGCCTTTAGTGCTAATTGAGCCGGATCTCCTGTTGCTTTAGCATACCACGGCGGGTTTTCTGCTTCTCTACACCCCTCTTTTAGGTCTGCGATGGTGGAGTACCATTTCCCCATCTGGAGAGCTATACCCTCCACATCTTGTCCCATCTCAACCGCTTTTTTTATCCCCTTGAACGCTACGTTGGCGGCAGATAGAGCGGCGGCGATCTCAAGCATAGTAGTTCCATTCTATTAGGCACTCTATGAATACCCTAGCTCTCGTTCTATGGCAATACGTTCTTTCCTTGGTAGCACCAATCCATCAACTGCTTCTCGTGATTTTCGTTCCCTCATCCGTACAGATTTGGATATTGTCTCTCCTGAAATTCTT